TGTGTAAGCACGTGCACTAATTTTTCCCAAAAACTTACCTATTTTAACAAGGTAGATAAGTTTTTGCTTGACTTAGGTCTTGATTGTAAATAAACGTCTAAAATGCATATCTTAGAAGAGTGGACCAGCAACATACTGACTGGTAGAAAAGAAGAGCACCCACCAACGTTGTAGTTGGATGATGATGTGCGTTGTATGTGTGAGATAAGAATATTCCGTCTTATCTTTTCAACCCGTTTTATTTATTTTATTGTATTATTGTATTTTCGATTTTTAGTATCACCCATTAGTTGTGTTATATCCTATCCAAATGTATTATTATTGCGATTTGATTTTAACTTAAGATATAATCCTTGAGGAAGGCGATCTTATTTAGTAGATCTTCGAATATAAAGTGATGCACTCAACTTGTTGAGTGTATCCCACCGTACTAGAACGTTCATAATTATAAGGTCCCATGCGAGGTAACGTGTGGCATCTAGTTATGCGCCATATGTCTCATAGATTGTATCACAAATTATATATATTATTTATTTCATTATACATATTTTATTTTAAATATCTTAAGTACTCCTGAACCACAGGGGTAGAGTTGTCGCGATGTGGAGAGCTTATATCGTATCGTCCTCGATATATTGTTCGATGAAGCTGAAGAGATGGCGAGAAATTCGGTGTTTCATAGTAGGGCTTGTTTCGTTTCTTTCAAGTAGTGTTTTAGGACACGACCCCTAGTTCTTGCCATTAGTCGATGTAGTTCGACGTGGTGTAGGAGATAGCCAGATTGCCGATTCCGGTACGCGTCATTGGTGAGCCATTGAGTTTAGGAGGATAAACTTTTTTCCTTAATTCAAGCACGAAAAACAAGTGTTAGGTATACAATGTTCCTGTATAATGTGTCGCTGCATGGCAGCCTATTAGCCTCAAGTAGAACGTTTGGAGCTTAGTTAGAAACTGGAGTGCTGCGTGAAATCCATCAACGTGTCAATATGAGTAAATTAATATCAATTGTTTCGCAAGGAGTGGAGGAGCAGATCCGTAAAGCTGCTGAGAGAGTGGCGCAGGATGAGAAGGCGCGTGTAGTTACTCGAGTTTATCACTGTGATGTGAAAGAAGTTAAAAAATGTGCGGCTTTTGCGGGTTCGACCCGACATAATGCTTTTGTTTATAATAGCGGAAATAATACTATACGCCGCGTCAGTGATAAAGTTTTCCAAAAGTATTCTGGTCCTGTAGTGATGGAACAGAATAGGGTCGTCAAGATAGTAGGAGCCACTAGGTCTGTGGGCTTAGCAAAATTACGAAGAATGGATTTGAGTTATCTAGAGTTTGAGCCACAAGCTATATTTGGCATACCCCTTCCAGAGTCTGTTGACAATGTTTGGGAAGGAGCCAAGACTTTAATAAATCTTTGTTCTACTGTTGGGTCCATGAAGAGGTATGCAAATCATGCTTTGGATAAGGTCTTGCAATTGGATTTGGGTTCGATTACAAAAGGCTTAGTTCAGGCCCTACTTTCCGCGATGTCTCTGGCGAGGAGTTTTGATGTTCTTAGTTTAATTAATTTTTGTGTTTCTATATATTGTATTTATACGGATTGTGTGCAGCCTATGTTTGTACCGCAATCTCTAGATGCGTTTTTGTTGTCAACCGTTTCAATGTTATTGCCAAAGAATTTGTTTGAGATAGTGAAGAGAATTTCTCTCTTTACATCTTCTAAGTTAGTAGATGATGCTTCGATGTTGCATAATTTGATTTGTGTTGTCGTGGAGTTTTTTGAATCAATGTTTTCTATGCTTAAAGTTTATGTTCCGCAACCGATTATTCAATTTTTTTCTTTTTTAAGTTCATTTGGTTCACATCATAGTGTTGTCCGTCAGTCGAAAATTTTGATTGAAGAGCGAGGAAAAAACCCTCATTGTGTTTCTAATCCTATTTTTTGTGACAGTGTGTTGAAATTATCTAAGGAGTGGGAATCTCCAAATGTAGTTGAATGGAGCCGCCGCTCCCCTACGATAGCCAAGGTTGGAGAGAGTTTTTCTAGAGTTGTTAAGGCAGTTTATTCGCAAGTTAATTCCTCTCGACAGGAGCCTTCGTGTTATGTGTTTGAAGGAATGCCAGGTTGTATGAAGTCCTTTACGATGAATTTAGTTATTCAAGCTTTAGGAACGACAGCCTATTCCCATACCATCAAGTCTGTTATGGATGGAAAAGATTTTTATGATGCCTATAATGATGAAGACATCTTTTATATGGATGATGTCGGACAACAGGGGCCTTCTCAATGGAGGCAAATTATAAATATGGTTTCAACAGTGAAGTTAAAGTTAGATTGTGCAGAAGCTAAGCTCAAGGACACGAAGTTTTTTAGTAGTTCTAAGATTTTATTAACCACAAATAGGTTTCAAAATCTTAATAATATATCAAAGAGTGATTGTATAGACGATGTTAGAGCTTTATGGCGAAGAGCCTATGTTTTCGATTTTGCCGAGGTGAAGAGAGTAGGAAGCCAGGCAGCAGGTACGTTTAAGTTTAAATATTTTGACATTGATAGAGAACAGTTTGTCGAGGATTTTCCGCTTGAGTTTAAGGATTATTTGAGGGTTCACAATGTAGAGTTACCTCCTAGAATAGTTATAAAGCCAGGAACCCCGCGAGTTAAGTATATTGCTTGGATGACGCATATTATATCAATTTTCGATGCTCTTAAAGGAGCACAAAAAGGAGGATTTGAGTTAACACAAGAAGAGTTGTTGCAAGTTAGAAATGTTGATCTTATAGAGGACCACGAATACTTCTTTGATTGTCAGTCTTGGAGAGAGGAATTAGTTGCTGTTGTTAGTGAATATATTGGATCTTTTCTAGGATCTGCGCATGAGTTTCTTCAAGAGTACGGTTATAAAGTAGGATTGGGGTGTTTGGCTGTTGTCTCTTTATTAGGAATGTTTTGGTATGCTTGCCCGAAAGCGATGTCTTTTGAGGCCCAGATGGAAAAGATCTCATTAGATCATGCTTCCAAGGCGAATCCGCACACTAGTGTGACTAGTGTTCAGAAGCAAGTTTTACGATGTCAGATTGATTTTCCAGATGGAATTGTTACGAGTTCTTGTATTGTTAGTGGTCATTGTGTAATAGTGCCAGCACACATCGCATTAGGAGACAAGGGATATGTTACTTTGTATAAAGGAGCGTCCAAGAACGAACGAATAGTTGATCATTTAGATGTGCGTAGAGTTTTATTAGATAATGTGAATGATGTTGCAGTGTATCAGCTTCCTTTGAATATCCCTAACCCTTTTAGAAATATTTCCCATTTTTTCCGTCCTAGAGAGAGTACTACATCGAGTTTGTGTAGATTATGGTTTGCTAATGTTATTTCAGCTTTTCCCTTGAAACATGCTTTTAGACTTAATGGAAAACCAACTGTGTATGCTCACGGTAGTTTTTCGAATACTTTAGATAACGCGTTATATTATGATTTTCAAGCGTCTGGTCTCTGTGGTTCTCCTCTCATTGATGAGAAGGAAGGAATTGTAGGATTTCATGTAGCAGGTAGTACTACAACCAATCAAGGAGCATCAATTATTTGGGACAATTCCTTGAGAGTTAAATTGTTTGGTATTTTATCCCAAGATACGAAGTTTTTATTAGATTGTGATTTATCGACAAAGAGTTATGAGGATAAGAGTGGAATGAAATTAGATGTTAAGTCAAGTGCCCATACAGCTTCGAAGAGTAGTATAGTAGAGTCACCGATACATGGAGTTTTTGAAGTTACGAGAGCTCCTGCGAATTTAAATGTTAATGGTCGCCACACCGTCAAAGATATGGCGGCAAAGTCGTTTAAATCTGTAGCAAGTGTTCCTCATGTAGAAGTCGAGTTTGCGCGAGAAGTCTTTTCATCTATGGTTGACCCTTTTGGTCCGTTAACGGAGAGGGAAGTAGTTATGGGTACAGATTGGCTGGCCGGACTCAACAAAAATTCATCTAATGGAATGTTTTGTGAGAAGGACAAGAGTTATTATGTTGATTTTGTGAAAGGAGAGTTAACATCTCAGTGTAGAAGCGAGTTATTTGAGTTGGAGCATAAGATTTTAACGGGTACGGTTGAGTTGAATGATATCATGTGGAAGGAGGCATTAAAAGACGAGTTAAGGTCTTTTGATAAAGTTGATAAACCACGAAGTTTTAGAGTTTCCAGAGTTCATATACAGTTGCTCACAAAGAAATACTTTGGTAGAATGGTGGAAGGAATCATGAAGACACGTAATTTTAATAAGGTGATGGTTGGTATGAATCCTTTTTCTGAGTGGCAAAATATGTACGATGAGTTAATGGAGGCCCTCAAGCTGTGGGCAGCTGATATAGCCACGTTTGATGGGGGTATGTTACCACAATTACAAGCTGCTTTGCACGACGTTTTGATTGCGAAGTTCGTTGGTACTTCTGATGAGAAAGAGATAGCGAGTTTTATATTGCGTAATATGATGTGTTGTCCAGTTTCTATAAATGATGATGTGTGGATAACGACCCATTCGATGCCATCAGGTAGTTTTTTGACTGCGATAGTCAATAGTTTGATAAATAAGGGTTATTCCGCCATGTGGTATTGTAGAGAACATTTGAGGAGAGAGTTGAAGTTTAGTGTTATATCGTTTTTTTCCGACTTAAAAGATTTTGTTTATGGAGATGATAAAGTTTGCGCCTTGATGGTGAATAAACCTTTTCTTAATGCAGTTACTATGAGAGATTTTTTTGAGTCGATTGGAATGGGTTTTACCACATCTGACAAACGCCCAGTAGTTAATGAGGAGGATGATATTAGTGATATAACTTTTTTGAAGCGGAAGTTTGTTTTCCATCCGCAATTAGCTAGAGTTATGTGTCCATTGAGTTTAGAAACACTTTTTTCCGGTTTGTCGTGGGTTGATAATAAGAAGGATGTAGGACAGGTTATGGAAGACAAGTTGCATTGTTTCCAGAGAGAGATTTTTTTACACGAGCCATCTGTTAGAGTCGCTGCGATGGAACGCCTCGTTAATTTTTGTAACCAGGCTAAAGTATGTGTGAGTGTCCTGCCGGACTCTTACATTGAACAAGTTTATAACAAAAATAGTAGTGATTTAGTTGGCTATTCTTGGCAAGGATCAAGTTATAGTTAATGACCTGAGTTTTTATTTATACAGTTAAAAGACATCATGGTGTATGATGTCGCTTGTAACGATTCTCAGTTTACACCACAGTCTAGCAGGAAAATCGTGTGTTTCCTAGCGGTGACGTTAAAGATTGCACGACGAATCAAGATACCATTAGTTCCAAAGAGAGTCGGATTTATTCCGCAGTTCGAGTTAGGTCTCAAATTGAGACCCCCGTTACGTATGATAAGTTTCCTACGTTGCGAAGTATGCCACCTTCAATGTACACAGAGTACAATCAGTTGATTGACAAACCTTTTTATATTGGTTCAACGTCATGGACCACGTCGAATGTTTCCTTTTCCACGTTAGGAAGAGTTTCTATACCTAGCACAGTTAGTGCAAATACGTTAGCATCAATACCTTTTCGAGTTGCACAAAAGTATAGGATGCAAGCGTGTGTTTTATTTCAAGTTATGGGGACTCCCCAACATCAGGGAACTTTGGTGGCAGCAAGTCTGCCTTCAGTGGCTCCCGAGTTCACGAGGAATTCTATGAACTCATTTATGCAAGCACCACATGTTTTTTTATCAGCTAATGAGGCTACTCCCGTTTGTTTAGAGGTTCCGTTTTATTCTAATACCAAGTTACAAAATACGAATTTAGACGGAAACTCCGGGAGATACCAGATGAGTACAGATTATGCTGATGTGGTTATTGGAGTTTTAAATCCACTTAGCACGGGTGGTACAACAACTGTTACTATTTCTATGCATTTAATTTTTAAGTCGGCTGAGTTTTATGTTCCAAAAAACCCTGATATCGAGTGGACAGCCCAGTCATTTGAAGTTACGGAGAAAGACGCATGGTGTTGTTTATCGCGTTCGTGTTGTACTTGTTGTCTTAGTTATTTTTGTAAGTGTTTGACTACTGAGGTTGCCGATTTTGTTGCCCAGGGGTCTATTGTTCCAGTTTCTACAATTAGTCGAGTTTTGGATAATGTTACCAAAGGGATAAAGAATATTACTGGTGATTTTATAGATAATGTTCGGGGTGCTATTAGAAGTTATACTGGGTTGCATAATCCAAATATAGCCACCCCCGATGGTAGAAAGATAATTTCATTACGTAATTTTCCAAATAATGTTGATGTTCCAGTTTTTTATGAGAAGTTAGATACTTTTGTCGACCACGACAGAATTGTTAGTGATCCTGTGTTTTATACAGAGAAGGATGAGATGTTAATATCCAATATTATTGAGAAGCCGCAATATGTTTCTACTTTTTCCTTGACCACTTCAAATTCAGTGGGTACGGTTTTGTTTAGTAGACCTATTACGCCGATGCAGGAATCTATATCGAGTTCAGGTGGAGTTATTTCAACTCCTTTACAGTTATTTTCATCTATGTCTATGTATTGGAAAGGTTCTCTCAATATTCATATCCAATCAGCGATGACGAATTTTCATTGTTGTAAATTGTTGTTTGTTCGTAATTATTCTAGTGACAAGAGGGCATTAGTTAGTACACCGACTCTAACCAGTGTTACTAATTTGATGTCTGAATCCATGGAGTTTTCCGCAGGAGGACAGATTCAAACAGTGAAGCTGCCCTTCTGCTCAGAGTTAAATCAAATACAAACAGCGAAGGATTTTGTTACTAACGCCTTGTCACATGGTATTTATTATATTTATTTGTTGAATCCTTTAGTTGTTAGTTCTTCTACTATACCTACTATGGTACATTTTAATGTTTATGTTTCTGCTAATGATGATTTTCAGTTTTATGGTTTGAGTACGCAGTTAATGTCTCCTGTTGCGTTTACATATCCCTTATCTGTTTCTAGTGCTAATGAGTTGCGTTTGGAGAGAAAATTAGATAATGTTGTTAAGGGGGCTATTCAGAATACCACAGAACAGGATGATTCTAAGAAGTTGAAGGAAGTTGCCAGAAAGGCTAAGATCCTTAGAGTTAAAGAAGAAAGCATTAAGAAGTCAGTTGACCGATTGGTTGCTAAGCTTTCTACTTCCTATTCGACGGAACAAGTTGATGTTTTGAAAGGTACATTGGTGAAGGATGTTGATAAGATTTTTGGAACGTTTGTGGGACAAGCCGAGACTTTGGTAAAGCCGTCGGAGCAGGATCCTATTTTGAATAGCACCGAGAATACTATAGGGAGATTTGATGCATCTGATTTTCATCCAATTGTTAGTGTGAGAGATTATATTAGACGTTTTACGGGGTGTCAGAAAGTAGTGTTGCAGAGTTCCGATTTTCAAGATGCAGGAGTGTTTGTTATACCCGTTATAGATTTGTTGAGACAAGGAGTTGATGGACAGAATTTCCAAGCTTTTAATAAGCTAGTTAGGTGTTTTTATCGTGGCGCTGTAGGAGGTATTAAAGTGAAGCTTGTTGTTCATAATGCGAAGGAGGCTGTGGTGAGGTATTTACCTCCAGCATATCGAGTTACAACGAGCCCTACCAGTGGTGTTGCTAGCATATATGAAGTAACAGGGGTTGTTTCTAATACCACTGCAGTTAATAAAGCTATTCTTGAACAACTTAGTTATCCCTTGTCCACGTTATCCGTTTTTGGAGCAGATCCGTCGCCGTTGCCGTTTATAGAGATGAGTCCCATTCATAAACTTGTTGGAGTTGAAGGTCTAACGAGCACAGACCCTGCTGGAGTTAAATCAACTTCGCTAAACCAGCTTCTTTACGAGTTTACAGTCCCTTTCAACAATGCTATGGACTTTGTAGGAGATTCAACTCTTTTGAGTAATATTCTTTCTGATGCTTACGCTGAAGGTTTAGGCAATATCATAGTGAGTGCCAATATTTGGGATTTGAACGATGCCGCATTGGCGACATCTCCTTGGGTACAACCGTATATCGCCTACACTGATGAAACCCGTTTTGGTTTTAACGTGTATAGTCCGAGTGCCCAATATTATACCACTTTAATTGGCTCAACTTTTTATGTCTCTGACCCATTTGTAGGTACAGACACGGCTCCGATTCCTTTTGGAATTGTAGGGGCAACAGCGGCTTATATAGGGTAGATTTAGTGTTAAATTTTTGTACTTTTTTGAGTTATTTTTATAAAATTTATATTATACATATTTTGTTATTTTGTTTATATTTTTATATTTTGGTATTTATACCTGATGGTCATATATTGACCCAGCTTTGAGTTGCTACGGCTCAAAGCTGATTATTTTGTAGCACACAGTTCTTTTTAAGGCGAGGACTGTGTTAACGCCGCCTTCTGTTAGAGTTTCATTTTGTAAGTGGGACTTAAAAC